TTTTTCAAAAGAAAAAGCTACTACAATCTTTTGTTACAATTAGGGAAGGATTGAATGATGTTGACACCGCTTACTTCTTAAAGCATGGTGAAACAATAGACTATCAACAACCTATTCAACACTTAGTGGCTCCCTTTATTCATAAGGGTTACAAAGAGGACATCATTCAATCTATTCCCATTCTTAAACTTGCGGAAGCAATAGAACCCGAATTAAGAAAAACTTATAGACAAAAAACTAAAACTTACAATTGGTATAACGATATATTCTTACCTACCCTTTCAGATATTGAACGATTTGGGATTAGGGTCGATAGGGAAAAATTTGTTGATAGATGGCCTCAAGCCCAAAAGCAAGTTTCTAAAGATAACGTAGTGTACACCGAATACAATCCATTTACGGTGACAGGTAGACCATCCAATAGACATGGTGGTGTGAACTATGCCGCCCTAAACAAATCGGATGGTAGTAGAGATTGTTTCATTTCCGATGGGATATTCCTACAAATGGATTATAACGCATATCACCCCCGTCTAATTGGTAAGTTGGTGAAGTTTGATATGCCGGATGGTAATGTACACCAATGGTTGGCTGACCAATATGGTTGTAGTATTGAGGAATCGAAGGGAGTTACATTCCAATTGTTGTATGGTGGTATTGATGATGATTTCCGCCAAATTCCGTATTTTAAGGCTGTGGCTGATTATATTGATGAACTATGGATGGAAACCCAAAAAAGAGGATTCCTACAAACACCACATCGTATGATTCCTTTAGATTGGATTGAAGGAGCTAATCCACAAAAAGTATTCAACTACCTACTCCAAGCCGTAGAGACTGAAATGAATGTGGAAAAAATGAGAAGGGTATTGGATTACATTAAGGGTACTGATATTAGATTAGATTTGTACACTTATGACTCTTTCTTATTTGATGTACCTACTGATGTTGATAAGAATACCATTAAAGATTTGAAAGATATCATTGAAGATGGTGGCTTCCCTGTTAAAGCTAGTTGGGGAAAAACTTACGGAAACCTTTAAGAAGTATATTTATAGTATATACAAAAATATGCTATAATATGAGAAAAATTATGTTCCTTTTATCCTTTTTGCTTGTTTCATTGGTATCAATAGGACAGGCAGATGTAAGAATTAAGAATGAAGTGTTTGAAGTACTTTATTCACAATCTTTAGAACAACCCTTAATAATTAAGTATCGTTCAACAAACCGTCCTACAAATGTTAATAGAGGTTCAATGGATTTCTATACTGAAAAGGGAATTAAAACTTCAGATGCTGATGATTACAAAGCAAACATTTACGATAAAGGACATGGTGCTCCTGCAGCAACTTTCTCTGATAATGAAGCAAATTTAAAACAAACATTTTCTTACCTAAATTGTTTTATGCAAGACCAATACCTTAATAGAGGCGAGTGGAGATTATTAGAAGAACAAGAAAGAAAATGGGATGATGCTGAAAATCTTACAATACTAATAAAGGCTTTCTTTGATACTCCAGCTAAAAGAGTAGCAACTGGAGCAGCTGTTCCATCACATTTACAAAAACACATTTATTTTGAAAAGCAAGGTAAATGGAAATGTTTTGTATTTCTAAATCAAAAACCTAAATTTCACTGGGATGAATTAGAAATGATATGTGAACCGGAAGACCACAAATTTTAATGAATATGAATTTATCTGAATTAATTAACGAAATACTTTCTGAATGGGCGTTCCGAGTTGATGATGGGATGCCAAATCCAAAGAACCCAATCCACTTAAAGGAATTGGGTATTGTACTTTCTGAAATGGGGTTATCTCATATTAAGAAAGACTTGGTTGAAAATTTATTAACCGAAAAAGGTAAAACACCTGAAAACGTAAAAGAAGCTGATAAATCATTTACAAATCCTATCTTAAATAAAAAAGTAAGTTATAAAGATAAGCAAGGAAATGATAAAGAAGGTATTGTTGGTAATTTACTAAGACAACCAGAAGGGACACCTGCTAGAGATGCGGCTGAAAAAGTATTACCACCGGAAGGTTCGCCAGAAAGAGATGCTATTAATCAAGATTTAGGTGGTGAAGGTAAACCACAAGGTGCAGAAGAGCCAAAAGGTGACAAAGGTGGTGCAGAAGGTGGAGCTCCAAAAGAAGACCCAATTCAAAAAGCAGCACCAATGTATGACCCAAAAGCAGACCCTGCTATGGGACAAAGATTGGCTAAAGAGAAGGAAACACAAGCTCAATTAGCAAAAGATGCTGAAGAAAAGGATACTGAAGCAGATAAAGAAATAAAACCAAAAGAAGATACTGATTTCAATCCAATCCCAGCACAAGACGTTCAAAATGAAATTCCACAAGCTGACCCAGAAACATTTGGTGCAGCATCTGATATTCCGGATGGAGTTGATAAAGAAGACTTGCAAAAGTTCAATACCGATATTAGTAAGGTACAAAAGATGGTTGATGATGCTATCTCTAAAGGTGAGAAGGCACCAAACATCAACCTTTGTCAAATCACTGTACCTGGTACAAACTTATATTGTGATGATAACTTAGGAATACCTCGTTCAGAGATGCCACAATTCAAAGGTAAAGCACAGCCTGGCACTAGAGCAGCAGATATGCCAACTGATAAAGGTGGTGAAGTAGATACGGAGCCGGTATTCAGAGAAATGTTGAAACAAAAAAATATTAAGGTAACTCAAACTGAAGTTCCTGCTGATAAATTAAAAGCAACTCAATCCGAATTAGTTGGAGCTAAGGTAGTTGGTATGATGGGAGCATTAGAAGAAAATCCAGAGCATGAAAAGATTACCGCACCAATCTATGTGAGTAGAGATGGATATGTAATTGATGGCCACCACCGTTGGGCAGCAGTAGCAGCTTATAACGCTAAACATCCGGAAAAACAAATTCCGATGAAAGTTCAGGTGTTAGACCAAGACATTAAAGATGCTATCCCAATGGCAAACAAATTTGCAGAAGATATGGGAATTGCGGCTAAAAAAGCAGATGCAAATAAAGAAACACCAGATGAACAGCCTAAACAAGTAAGTTCATTGGATAAAAAAGGTCTTACACAAAAGATTAAAGATAAAATATCAAAGTGGCATAAAGAAGAAAAAGAATTCTTTGAAAAAGGTTATTACAAAGCTGGCTCAGAGCCAAGAAGAGAATTAGCACAAGCTATTAAAGATAAAGCTAAAGGTGCATGGAAAGCTATTAAACATGGTGCACAACATGAAATAGCAGAATTTAAAGAAGCGGGTAAAGGTGTTGGTAAATTTTTCAAAGGAGAAAAATTAAATGACCACGAAAAAGATGCACTTAAATCAGTTGGTATAAAAATTGCAACTACTGCTATATTTGGTGCAGCTATGGGTGGTTTATCACATGGTGCAGCTGCCTTTGCAAAACACGTTGCCGTTGAATTTGTACCACACGTTATAGGTGAAACAATCCTTAAAGGAGCGGGTAGAGCTGCATTATTTGCAGATATTGAAGGAGAAGCAGAAATGGATGCAAATATGGAAAAATTTGCTGAATTGATTGCGAAAGGATTGGAAGATATGGAAATTAGTCAAGAACAAATGGAAGATATGATTGATTCATATAACGAAAAGAAAGATAAAAACGAAATGCAAGAAATTAAAGAAGAACATTTACCTTTGATTGATTCGTTGATTGAAGGAATTATTAATGATTTTATAGAAGAAGCAAATCCAATTCAAAAAACGGATGATGTACTAAATCAATATGTAAAATATAAAGATGAAAAAGGAGACCACGAAGTAAAAGTATCAACTGCATTAAAATATAAAAATTCTGCAAATAAAGGGCAAGTTCAAGCATATAATCAGGCGGTTAAATTACTTAAAAAATCTGGAGTTAGTGATAAAGAATTAGGAAAATCAAAACAACCAAAACCAACTGTAGCACAAGATAAAGATGTACAAGCAAGAGTTGGTAGAGAAAAAACAGCTTTAGCTAAAATAGCAAAAGAAAAAGAACCAAAAGTTCCCGCTGAAAAGGGGTCTGGTATTGATATGGCAAATAAAGCATTTGCTGCATCAACTTTACAAAAGAGTATGGAGATTTTTTCTAAGGATGAAAAGAAAATATTCAAAAGCTTTATGGAAGATGTTAAAGAATTTTATTCAACATCGAATACATCTAAAAAAGCTCAGTTAGGCGCTCAATTAGTTGATAAGTATAAATTATATGGTTCTTCAAATGAAAAGAAAGTTTACTTAGGTATATTTGGTGGTAATGATAAAAAATCACATGCTAAAGAAAAAATATTAGGTGGTGGTAATGCATTTACTGAAAAACTTTTAGCTGATTTAAAATCTACTGGAGCAAATTTAGGTGGTGGTTCTAAAAAATCAAGTTTAAGTGATAGCTTAGCAAAATCAGCAAAACCAGACCTTAAAGATAAATCAGTTGCATATGATGCAAAAGGAAATATAAAAGATAAGTTTATAGCTAATTTATTTAGTACAGAACCATTATCATTCTTAGATAAAAAATTCTACGAATTACATGGACCATTAGATGCAAACGGAAATTTAATTGGACCGTCTGGTGGTAAAAATGCTAAATTGTACTTACAACATTCTATTAAAAATAATGAATCTATTAAAAGAACAATAGATGAATTAAAAAAATATCCTGAAATAAATCCAAAAGTTATACAAGCATTGCAAGACCATCAATCAAGAATGGAAAATATATTGAAAAAATATACAATCCCATCAAAACAAGCAGCACAAGCTGTTGGTGATTCTTATGGTATGATGGCTCAAGGTATAGCAACTAATTCAGATAAAACTATTACTGGGGCATTGATGAAGCAATTTGCTGAAATGTCTTTATATGATACTGAAATTGCAGCAGGGGATGAGTGTTATTTACCATCAGTTGGTAATTTCCCATCTGGTGATAAGTTAAAAATATCTAGAAAAAGTGGAACTAAAATTGAAAGAGTTTCATCTGTTTCTGTTAAATATGGATTGAGTGGTGACCAATATAGTAACTATGGGTTTCCTGGTGAAACTGCACAATATCAAAAGTACCATCCAAATCCGGATTATAGAAATAGAAACGCTTCTCATCCTGGCGTTTATGGATATACTATGGGTGTTAGAAATGATTTAATTGATAACGATAAGCAATTTGCTAAAATGTTTAAAGAAAGTGGATTTGAAAAACACTTAAAGAACGGAAAAGCTGATTTACCTTCGGTTTTACAAGTAATAAAAAATTGTAAAAAAGAAATGCAAAAAGTATTGGATGGTGCTGGTGCAAAAAGTTTAAAAGATTTAAATCCTTTGTTTGATAGAATGAAGGAAGTGAACCAAAAATATGCAGATAATTTAAATAAATATTTAAAAAGTGATAAAGAATTAGATGCTGCATTGGGATATGATAATACACTTATTTTAAAGCAAGGACCTATGGCATTTGCTATGGCTTGTTCTTGGGGTGCAACTTTAAATACTGGAAACGGACTAAATACAATCGAACATAATCACCAAGTAATTGATTCGCAAGGAAAATATCATTCATCTACTGATGTTGGTTCTACTAACTTAAAATTGTGGAAATTGAACTTTAGAGCGTTTGATAATAGAGGTGGTGGTCTTACTACATCTTACAATTCGGCTAGAACCAATATTAATGCTTGGAAAAATGGTTACGATGTAAAAGGAAACCGAATTTTGAAAAAATAGTAAAAATACCCCTTCATCGGTTTTTTGATATTTATAGATGAAATTAAAAAAGAAGGAATAGAAGCCGATGAAAACACAACTTTTGTGTACGTTTACAACGAAGGGTGAGTTACAAAATACTTTACAATTAATCCGTGAAACTTACCACATCGTTTACAATTACATCTATATTCTCCAAAATAAGGCGAATTTAGATGAATTATTCATCACGTACAATATTGATACAGCTTTCCAACCTGAAAATCCGTTGGAAAACACAATCTTAATACATAGAAAGAAAGAATCTAATACATTATACACAATAAATGCTCTTAACGAATTAGTTAAAGAAGAAAATAGTGGGGTGTTAGATACATCTTTTGTCATAAATTGGCAGAAGTTTAAAAATTCAATCATATTAACAAATGCCGAAGGAACTAAGAAAATTCAGACAAGAGTTTTTGAAGTAATTGATTTCGGTGATGGAAAAGAAGTTATAACTGAACAAAACAAATAATATTATTATGTTATTAAAAAAAGGTGATAACAACGAAAATGTAAAATTATTACAAAAAAAATTACATCTAGACCCAGTAGGAAACTTTGGACCTAAAACCGAAGAAGCTGTAAAATTATGGCAAGCGGCTCATGGTTTAACTGCAGATGGTATTGTTGGTGACAAAACTTGGGCTATGATTATGGGTGAAGAAGAACATCCAATTCAACAACAAGCAGTAGTAGTTGCAAACTCTACCGGTTTGAAATTAGAAAAATTAAAAGGACATATTCCTGATGCAGTAATTGCAATGATTCCTGATACTGCAAAGAAATTTGAAATCAATACTCCATTAAGACTTGCACACTTTTTAGCACAATGTGGACACGAAAGTGGTGGATTCCGTTTGACAAAAGAAAACTTAAACTATTCAGCTAAAGGTTTAATGGGTATATTCAAAAAATATTTCCCAACTGAAGCTAAAGCAAATGAATATGCTAGAAAGCCTGAAAAGATTGCAAACTTAGTATATGGTGGTAGAATGGGTAACGGACCTGAATCTTCTGGAGATGGTGCAAAGTTTTGTGGCCGTGGATTTATTCAATTAACAGGAAGAGATAACTACACTGCATTTGGTAAATCAATCGGAGAAGATGTAACAGCAAACCCACAGGTGGTAGCTGAGAAATACGCATTATTATCAGCAGCTTGGTTCTTCAATAAGAATAAACTACATATAATGGCTGATGGTGGTGCAACTGATGCAGTTGTAACATCTATTACTAAAAGAGTAAATGGCGGTACTATTGGATTGCCTGATAGAATTAAACACTTTAAGGAGTATTACTCTTTATTAGCATAAAAGAAAGGGAGTTAAATACTCCCTTTTTTATTGCTTTATATTTATATGTATGATTTTACTTAGGGAATTATTTGAAGCTAAACCAAAAACAACGGATTTTTCTGCAATATCCAAAAAAACGGGTAAATTGGTATATTTTGATACCAAAGATAATTTAGATACAGCAGTTAAAAATGGTACACATGAAAACCCTCAAATAAAGGGAAAGGATGTAGAAACGCCAAAATCCTCTGACTTATTTAAAGGTGATTACGAAAAGGAAAGAGGTGGTACAATTGATAAAAAAAATGAACCATCGGATGAAACGGCAAAAGCAATCAGTACTGCAGAATATGGTGATACATTAATTACTCTTAGTAGAAAAAATAAAAATGGTAAGATTGTAAGGGATGTTAGATTCTATCAATCAAATATAACTCCAGAAATAATAAAAACAACTGCTGACGAATATGGTATCGATTTAAATCTTATAAATAAATTAGGAGCAACTACTAAAATAAAAGATAAAGATGGTAGAAAGCAATCTGTATCAGAATTAATGGCTAATTTAATTTTATCAGATTTAGAAACAAAACAATATGCACCTGATGGAGTTACTCCAGATGATTATTATTACAAAGTATATTCCGATAGTTCAAACAAACAAGCAAATGTAATTAAGAAAGGAATTGACCCGAATGAAATTCAAACGCAAGCAGATAAAAAAGTAGCTAAAGCTGAAACGGATAAAACCAAATTATATAATAAAGATACTACTAAAGATATAACAAATGCACTTACAAAAATAAAGCATAAAATTATAGGTAGTGAAACATTTACTCCGGCACAAGTAGCAAAGGTGGCAAACAAATTTAAGATAGATGTAAACAGAGTATTATCACATCCTGAAATGTTTCTTGATATATCTGGATTTACTCCAAATGAGGAAGATTTAAAAGAGTGGGGTTTTAAAAATTTAACAGAGTTTGTATTGTCTAGATTAGGAAATACTATTCTTTTTGGAAGGGATAATGAACTTGATAGTATGGATGAATTATCAAGTTTACAATTAGCATATCCATTAAAATACAAAAACCTTTCGGATGATGATTGGAATAAAACAATGCAGAGTGAATTAGAAAATCCAACAACTGTAGATGGTGGACTTCGTAATTTTATTAAAAAAGAAAAGGGTGATGATAAGGATAATTCTTTTGTAGATATTTCACAAGCTAATGATAAAAATCAAGCTAAATGGGTTAAAGCGCAAGCTAAGAAAAATAAGAATTATATAAATGATATGTTCTCATATCAATCAATGATAAATAAAGATGCATTAAATAGAATTGATGAAATGTTAAAATCAGACCCACCACCTGCAGTTCATACAAATGCGTTGTATAGAGGTATGGCTATGAATTCTTCTGATTATTCTAAATTTATGAAATCTTTTAAAGAAGGTAGTACTATTGATTTACCAATATCTTCATTTTCATTTGATGTAACAACAGCTACTGAATTTGCTAATAATGTTGGTAACGCAAACGCATTGGTAAATAAATCAAATAACCAATCTATAATAATAAAAGTGGTAAATTCAAAAAATACATTCAATGGATTTTGTATGAATGCAAATGTGGATAATGTATCTGCTAAAAATAAAAATAGTATGGTTGGTGATGATTTTGGAAGTTGGTCTGGTCAACATGAAGTACTTTTACCATCTAATAATAAATACAAAGTTGTGAAAACAGAAACTAAAAAAATGGAAGGCGGGCGTAATTTTACTATTATAACATTAGAACAAATTGGTACTAAAAACGAAATTAAACTAAGAGAGTTTATAGATGACAATGAAACTGATATTTTAAAGAAGCATCTACAATATCCAAATAGAACATCATTATTATACACAAAAGAAGGGGAAAATTAATTCCCCTTTTTTATTTGGTTTTGTCACAAATTTTTACTATATTTGTTACATAATTTTCCTTAAAAATATACTCAAAAAAATATTTGGAAATATCAAAAACTTGTTGTATATTTGTATCTCCTTTATATTTATATATGTAACGGAAGTGTAGGAAAGACACTATAATCCAACCTTAAAACATAAACGTTTTAAAACTTAAACTCTTAAAACTTAAAAGACATGGCAATTAATTTAGATGCTATTAAGAGCAGACTTAACAAACTGCAAAACACCCAAAGAACAACTGTAGAACTTTGGAAGCCAGCACCAGGCAAACACACAATCAGATTGGTGCCTTACAAATTCAATAAAGAAAATCCTTTTATTGAACTTTATTTTCACTACAACATCAACAACAAAACTTACTTATCTCCGATGAGTTTTGGCAGACCTGACCCTATCGTTGAGTTTGCTGATAAACTTAAAAGAATGGGTGATAAGGAAGATTGGAAAGCAGCAAAAAAGATGGAGCCGAAACTTAGAACTTTCGTACCAGTATTGGTAAGAGGTGAAGAAGGTGAAGGTGTTCGTTTTTGGGGCTTTGGTAAAACTGTATATCAAGAAATTCTTGGTTATATGGCAGACCCTGATTATGGTGATATTACTGACCCAAATGAAGGTAGAGATATTACTGTTGAAGTAGTATCTGCTGAAGACAGTGGTACTTCTTACCCTGTAACAACAATCCGTGTTAAACCAAAAGAAACTCCTTTAGCAACATCTAAAGAAGAAACGGATAAGTACTTAAATTCTCAAAAAGAAATTACTGAACTTTATTCAGAATTAACTTATGCAGAATTGAAAAATGTATTAGAAGGTTGGTTAAATCCATCAGCACAATCAGAAGATGAAAAATCAGTATCAGCTGAAACACTTTCATCAACTGCTAACGATGATGATGAAGCACCATTCGATACAACTCCATCAAAGCCGGCAGCAGCACCAGCTAAAAAATTAGATGATGTGGCAGCAGCATTTGATGACCTTTTCAATTCATAATAAATAAGTTAATAGAATATGGCAAAAATTACCAAAGAGGTAGATTTAGCGGAAGTACTTGCTGAATCCCTAAACAAACAATCAAAAGACCAGAGAGTAGCATTCTTCTTAGATGAAGATGGTGCACCAACAAATGTAGATGGTTGGATTTCAACCGGAGCATCAATGTTAGATGTGGCTATCTCTAATAGACCTTATGGGGGTTTGCCTGTTGGTAGAATTACCGAAGTGACAGGACTTGAACAAAGTGGTAAATCACTTCTTTCAGCACACTTACTTGCCGAAACACAAAAGTTAGGTGGTATTGCTGTGTTGATTGATACTGAAAACGCCGTAAGTAGAGAGTTCTTAGAAGCTATCGGAGTTGATACTAAGAAACTATTGTATGTAGCAGCTGAGACTGTTGAACAATGTTTTGAGTACACCGAAACAATCATCGAAAAAGTAAGAACAAATTCCAAAGATAAGTATGTAACGATTGTAGTGGATTCCGTTGCCGCTGCATCTACTGAAAAAGAAATGGAAGCTGATTACGGAAAAGATGGTTACGCTACTGATAAGGCTATTATCATTTCCAAAGCAATGCGTAAAATTACTAACTTAATTGGAAGACAAAAGATTACATTAGTATTCACTAACCAATTAAGACAGAAGATGAACGCAATGCCATTCTCTGACCCTTGGACAACAAGTGGTGGTAAAGCAATCGCTTTCCACGCTTCGGTTCGTTTGAGATTAAAGAGTATGGGTACAATCAAAGCGAAGGAGAATGGTAATGAAAGAATCGTAGGTATTAAAGTAAGATGTCAGGTTGTAAAGAATAGAATGGGACCACCATTACGTTCTGCCGATTTCGATATCTTCTTTGATAGAGGTATTGATAACTACGGTGCTTGGTTAGCAATTATGAAAGAAAATGGTATTGTAAAACAAAGCGGAGCTTGGTATGAATATATTGATATTGATTCAGGTGAAGTTATTAAATTTCAATCCAAAGATTTTCCTTCTACATTAGAAGCTAATCAGGAAGTAAAAGAACAAATCTATAAAAGGATTTGCGAAGCAACTATTTCACAATACAAAAAAGATTCATTAGATACTGATAGTTTGGTGACAGACTCAGAAGTAATCGGTGATTAATAAATGTTACAAACAATATGAAAGAATTATACAAAAAATTACTCAATGAAGTAGAATCTGAACATGAATCTAATGCCCAAAGGGTAAGGAATGGTAGAGTTCTTATCATAGATGGACTCAATACCTTCATCCGTAGCTGGACTACCAATCCTACAATGAATGAGAATGGTGAGCATACGGGTGGAGTTATTGGTTCATTAAATTCAATCGGAAGTCAAATCCGCCAATTTAATCCTACTAGAGTTATCCTTGCTTTTGATGGTAAGGGTGGAGCTAAAGGAAGAAAAGAATTATTTGAAGGCTACAAAGCTGATAGAGGTAAGAATAGATTCAGAGTTAATCGTCAGTACCCTGATATGATGACTCAAGAAGATGAACAACTTTCAATGAAACGTCAATTCGTTTGGTTGAATGACCTGTTAGATTCATTACCTATTACAACAATGATATATGATGGTATAGAAGCAGATGACGTAATCGGACACATAGCTAAGCACGTTTTAGCAGAAGATGAAGAATGTTATATTGTTTCTACCGATAAAGATTTCTTACAATTAGTTGATGAAAAGACTTTTGTTTATTCACCAACAAAAAAGAAATTATACAATAGAGAAATGGTTAAAGAAGAATGGGGAATGTATCCACAAAATCTTTTACTATTCAGAACATTAGATGGAGATAATTCAGATAATGTGCCTGGCGTTAAAGGATGTGGATTAAAGACTGTTCTTAAAAGATTTCCTGAACTATCAGAAGATAGAGAAATTACTTTTGATGAGTTCTTTCAACTATGTGAAAATAAGAAGGGAGAAGCTAAAATCTATGAAGATATACTTGCAGCTAAAAATGATGTGTTAAGAAATAGACAAATCATGCAATTGCAAGAACCACATATAAATACAAACACAAAGCTGAAGATTAATGACCGTTTTGATGAACCAAACAAAAAGTTTGACAAAATGGATTTCATAAAAGCAGCTATGAAGTATAAGATTCTACAAAATTGGAAGGATATTAATGACTGGTTAAAATCAACATATACAAACATTATAGTAAAATAATTTGGTAAAACAATTATTTTATTGTATATTTGTAAATCATTAATATAAATGCACAGCGAAGATACATTACAAAAATACGGGCAATCATTTCAAACAAAAACTATTGCAGCATTACTTTCCGATGAAAGAATGATGGATACACTTTCTGATGTCATCCATAAAAAGTTCTTTGAATCGGAAGCTAATAAATGGATAGTTGAAGAAATTACTTCCCATCATAAAGAGTACAATAAAGTACCTTCGTTGGATGTATTCAAAGTTCAAGTATCTAAGCTTGAAAATCAATCTCTACAAAAAACAATCGTAGGGCAACTTAAAGAAGTATATGGACAAATTGGTAATACTGATTTAGACTATATTAAAGATGAGTTCACATCTTTTTGTATTAATCAAAACTTAAAGAATGTAATCGTACAATCAATTGATTTACTAAAATCAGGCAACTATGATAAAATCAAAGAGTTGGTTGATAAGGCAATGAAGGTTGGTGTTGATTCTGATTTAGGTATGGATTATCTCATAGACTTTGAAAGAAGATATGATGAAACAAAAAGAGATACTGTTGCTACTGATTGGGAATGTATTAACGAATTGATGAATGGTGGATTGGGACCTGGTGAATTGGGAGTTGTGGTAGCACCTTCTGGTGTTGGTAAGACTTGGGTATTATGTGCTTTAGGAGCAGCAGCTGTAAGAGCTGGAAAGACTGTAGTACATTACTCATTAGAATTATCGCAAGAATATGTGGGATTAAGATACGATACAGTATTCTCACATATAGCATCGCATGAATTGGCTGATAAGAAAGAAGAAGTATTATCATCTTTGAAAAAACTAAGAGGTAAACTTAAAATCAAATACTTCCCACCGAAAGCAGCGAGTTCAAAAACAATTCAGGCTCACTTAGAAAAGATGATAGCAGCCGGTAATAAGCCCGATTTAGTTATTGTGGATTACGCTGATTTGTTATTATCACATTCAAACAAAACCGATAGTACATACGCTGAGCAAGGTGGTGTGTATATTGATTTAAGAGGATTGGGTGGTGAGTTAGGATTGCCGGTTTGGACAGCATCACAAACAAATCGTTCAGCAATTGATTCGGAAGTTATTGAAGCAGATAAGATTGCAGATTCTTACGCTAAAGTAATGAACGCCGATTTCATTATGAGTTTGAGTAGAAAAGCAAAAGATAAATTGAACAACACCGCTAGGGTGCATGTTATGAAAAATAGATTCGGACAGGATGGTATCACATTCCCAGCAAAGATGGATACAACGCATGGTACTTTGGATGTTTATACAGCAACATCAGCAGATGGAATGATAGCAACTAAAGAAAGTGCAAATGGTGCCGAAATGGAAAGACAATTGTTACATAAAAAATATATGGAAGCAATGCCGGTTGGTAATAAACCAAATACCAATACGGGGTTAGGTTAAACTTTAAAAAACAAAAACTATGAACAGTCAAGAATTATTTGAAAAGATGAAGGCTTTGTTTACAACATTTGAAGCAGAGCACAATGGAACTAAGAAAGTAAACAAATCAAGAGCTAGAAAAGCTATTGGTGAGTTGAAGAAATTAGTAACTGCTTATAAGAAAGCTTCAACAGAAGAGCAAAAAGCAGCTTAATATGATAGGGGAGTACATCTCCCCTTTTCATATGTTTTAATAGGTTAGAATTTTGACACCAAAAAAATTAAAGAAAAGTGGATTTTTTATCCACAAAATTGAATCGTTTGGTGAGAGACCTTATATTTATTTTTTTATTTTCAGGTTTTCTTGAAAAAAATCAAACTCACAAACATTTAAATTTTTACAAAACAATGGACATTTCAACACGAATTTTATCAGACATTACGGTGTATATGAAGTACGCAAAGTACCAACCGGAATTACAAAGGAGAGAAACATGGGAAGAATTGGTTACTCGTAATATGGATATGCATATTAAGAAGTTTCCAAACTTAAAAAAAGAAATTAAAGAGAACTATAAATTCGTGTATGATAAAAAGGTATTACCATCTATGCGTTCAATGCAATTTGCTGGTAAACCAATTGAAATTTCACCAAATAGAATTTATAACTGCGCATTCGCTCCAGCAGATGATTGGAGAGTATTCTCAGAAATTATGTTCTTACTATTAGGTGGAACGGGTGTAGGTTACTCTGTACAAAAGCATCACGTTGACCAATTGCCTGAAATTAGAAAACCAAATGCAGATAAGACAAGAAGATTTCTTATTGGTGATTCTATTGAAGGTTGGGCAGATGCAGTATTAGTATTAATGAAAGCATACTTTTTTGGTGGAAGTAAACCTGTATTTGATTTTAGAGATATTAGACCAAAAGGAGCCCGTTTGATTACATCTGGCGGTAAAGCACCTGGTCCTCAACCACTTAAAGAGTGCTTGATTAAAGTAGAAGGTATCTTAGATTCAAAGAACGATGGTGACAAATTAGAGCCAATTGAAGTACATGATATAATTTGCCATATCGCTGATGCAGTATTAGCAGGTGGTATTCGTAGAGCAGCACTTATTTCATTATTCTCAGCAACCGATGAGAAGATGATTAGTTGTAAGAGTGGTGCATGGTGGGAAACAAACCCACAAAGAGGTAGAGCAAATAACTCAGCAGTCCTAATGAGACATAAAATTACTAAAGAGTATTTCTTAGACCTTTGGAAAAGAATTGAAGCAAGTGGAGCTGGTGAACCTGGTATCTACTTATCAAATGATAAAGATTGGGGAACTAACCCTTGTTGTGAGATTGCATTAAGACCTTATCAGTTCTGTAACTTATGTGAAGTAAACGTAAGTGATATTACAGACCAAGCTGATTTGGAAGCAAGAGTTAAAGCAGCAGCATTTATTGGAACACTTCAGGCTGGATATACTGATTTCCATTACCTAAGACCAATTTGGCAAAGAACAACTGAAAAGGATGCCCTAATTGGAGTATCTATGACAGGTATTGGAAGTGGTGCTATTTTAAAGCATGATATGAAAGCAGCAGCTAAAGTTGTGAAAGAAGAAAACAAAAGAGTTGCAGATTTAATTGGTATTAACGCTTCAGCTAGATGTACAACTGTAAAGCCTGCTGGAACAACATCATTAACTTTAGGTACATCATCTGGTATTCACGCTTGGCACAATGATTATTATATTCGTAGAGTAAGAGTTGGTAAGAATGAATCAATTTATTCTCACTTATTATTACATCATCCTGAATTAGTAGAAGATGAATATTTCAGACCACATGATACGGCAGTGATTGGTATTCCACAAAAAGCACCAGAAGGTTCAATCTTCCGTACTGAATCTCCAATTCAATTATTGGAAAGAGTTAAGAAGGTACATAGTGAGTGGGTTAAGCCTGGTCATAGAAGCGGTAACAATACACATAATGTATCAGCAACTATTTCTATTAGAGAGCATGAGTGGAAAGCAGTTGGTGAATGGATGTGGGAAAATAAAGAATACTACAACGGACTTTCAGTATTACCTTACGATGGTGGAACTTACATTCAAGCACCATTTGAAGATTGTACTAAAGAAAAGTATGAAGAACTTATGAAGACATTGCATGATGTTGATTTAAGTAAAGTTATAGAGTTGGAAGATACAACTGACTTAAGTGGTGAGTTGGCATGTGCAGGGGGAGCTTGTGAAGTTAAATAAACAAAGAGAGGAGCTGTATTACTTTGAAGGTAGTAAGATAGTGTTTACACCACAATACCACATAGAGCGTGGCTACTGTTGTGGGAGTGGATGTAGACACTGTCCTTACGAACCAAAGCATGAAGCTGGAAACATAAAGATAGAAGAACAATTTAAACATTTAAAAAATGAGCGTAGTAGTTAAAAAATTTGGAGCAGAATGGTGTGGTCCTTGTAGAGCACTAAAGCCTGTATTAGAGAGTATCGTAAAAGAGTTTGAAGGAAAAATAACATATATGGAATATAATGTTGATAATTCCCCAGAAGAAACTCAACAATATAATATTACATCAATTCCAGTTGTAATTATTGAAAAAGATGGACAGTTAATAGAAAGATTTACTGGCCTTTCTTCTAAAATTGCATATACAAATGCTATTAACGAAGGTTTAAAATAAAATTAATTAATAAAGGTTACATGGCTATTTTAAGAGGACAAACTCATCCTGCAGCTAAACTTACAGATGAGCAAGTTCTAAACATCAGAAGATTATGGAATATGGGTCACCGAAACGTAAAGGTGATTGCAAGGAACAATAAAGTTTCCCCAGCCAATGTAATAAAGATTGTCCAAAGAAAAACTTGGGCGCATCTAAATGAATTTTGGTCTGGTAGCTTATGAAAGTAGAAGGTAAACAATATTGTGACATATCTAAATTCTCAATAAGAGAAATAAATAAAAGTATTGCAAAGGATATTATTGTCAATAACCATTACAGTGGGATATGGACAAAGGTATCCTATGCCATAGGCTTATTTTATCTTTCTGATGAAGAACATTCTTTCTTTAGTGGAGTGAATGAACAATTAGTTGGAGTAGCCTGTTATGGTGACCCGGTTGGTAGAAATGCCGGCGCATCAATTTCCGAATTACTTCCTAGAGATGGTGTATTAGAATTGACAAGACTATTCGTATTCGATGGATATGGTAGTAACATTGAGAGTTGGTTTGTTGGACAAACTTTCGAGTGGTTAAGAACTAATGTACCTCGTATCAAAGCCCTAATATCTTATTCAGACCCAAACGCTGGGCACTTAGGAACGGTATATCAAGCTACGAATTGGATATATCAGGGTAATAAAATCAGATGGTCAGATAGTTGGTCTTTCAAATGGAGTGAAGATGATGAATGGCATCATTCTCGGACTTCTTATGTAAAGTACGGAACGAATGACCCGAAGATAATTCAGACAATGGTTACAAGCCCATTCTGGATTAAAAGAGAACCACGTAAGCACCGATATGTGTATATTCTAACCAAAGATAAAAAGGAGAAAAAAGCACTCTTAAAATCGCTTAAACATGAGGTCTTACCCTATCCAAAAGTAGAGTTGGATATTATTGATGAGGTATATAAGATGGACCCGATAGATTTGGTAGATTCAAAATAATTTCGTATATTTGTATAAAATTAATATATGGGAAGGTGGCCTGAAAAAACTCCTGATAAACCTGTAAAGTTTGAAGTAACCTATAAAGATGATGATGGAACTGAATCTATTTGGAAATATGATTTAAAGAAATTTCCAAATGGACCAATAGAAGTCATAAACAAATTTCCAGCAGGTTACGATAAAATGATGAAGAAGCAGCAAAAGGAAGCAAAGTTAGAAAAGAAAAAATCAATCTTAGAAAAAGCAGCTGATGCTAAGAAGGATGCTAAAAAAGATGGTAAAAAGTATTGGTAATAATGAAAGTAGAAGGTAAACAATATTGTGATGTATCTAAAGTATATGTTGCTCCAATAGCAAAGAGTATCGCTAAAGATATGATTGTAAAGAAACACTATACTCATGCTTGGACAGCTTGTAGATACGCAATTGGAATTTACTATAAAGCTGAAGATTCTAGTACTTTTGATGGTGATAAACTTATAGGTTGTTTAATCTATGGTTTTCCTGTTGGAGCAAAGGCATCAACTTCTATTTGTGAAGGATTAACCAAAGATAACATTTTAGAATTAACTCGTTTATATTGTGATGATGGTTATGGTTCTAATATTGAATCTTATGCATTAGGACAATCTTTCAAATGGTTAAAAGAAAATGATAAGAATATTAAAGTATTACTTTCATATGCTGATAATGGACAAGCTCATTTAGGCGGAATTTATCAAGCTACCAATTGGATTTATCAGGGATTATCAACCGATATTGCATTGATGCCTAATTGGGGTATATCATTACAAAAAGACCCATACGATTGGATTCATAGTAGGACAGTATTCTCAATGTGGGGTAGTGGCAACTTAGACCATTTGAAATTAGAAATTGGTAAGCAAGGATATAAAGAGTTTTGGAGAAGGGAAGAACCACCAAAGCATAGATATGTTCAGATACTTGCTCAAGATAAAAAAGAAAAAAAGGATTTGATGAAACGATTGAAGCATGAAATTAAACCATATCCAAAAGATACGGCATCTTTCAATACTGAAATAGTTCATCATTTAACTACATACGAAGCACCTGAAGGTGCTACCAATTTTTGGTAATACATAACGTGTTGATAATCAATAAGTTATAAAAAAGTTTTGCAATATCGAAAAATATTCGTATATTTGTTTTAACAAAATAGAGGGAAGTACCGCTGTAGCCCCTAAAAAGAGGCGGATAAATTTAATAAAAAACTCAAGCAGAGAGGATAAAATTGCATCAAAAGATGGAAACATCAAAACTGAAAGCAGTGAATGAAACACTGTCACAAAATCGCGTGGATTCTAATACTGAACCACAACTTATTTCTGGAGCTGATATGTTGGCTTTAGAAAATGCAGGAACTTTGGATAAGTCTCCTGAATATCAAAGACCTTATACCAAATTAGATGGTACTAAAGGTTACACTGGTGATGATTGGCAAAAGGCATTAATCGTTGCTTTCTTGACCGGTAAATTCATCCAACCAATCCATCATAGATATAACCCAGCAAAGAAAAAATGGGAAATTGTTGATGGTGGACACCGAACAAGAACAATCCTTAACTTCTTCAAAGGTTTATTAAAAACCCCAAAAGGATTTACCTTTGAGTTTGAAGGTAAGAGTTATAATTTAGGTAATAAAACTTGGACTGATATTCAGTTCGATGAACCAATTGTAGCAAAATTCCTTTCGGAAAACAATTACTTCTTTGTCGTAAGACATTATAACTTAACTGATAAGGAAGCTAGAAATCTATTCATAACATTGAACAACCTTAATATAGTAACAGCAGCTGAACGTAGAAATGCATACAATGCAGAAATTGCAAAACTATGTAGAGCTTATGGTTCTGTTGATTGTTCTCCATATAGAATATTCAACCAATATAGTGGTGGTAAAATGAGTTTAATTTCATTAAAAGGAATAAAGAGAGAAACCGATGCGTTTGTTACCGCATTAACTTACCAAATCCATTTAGATTCTGCATGGGAAGAAGGTAGTAATGATGCGTGGAACAACTTATATAAGCAAGATGAAGTTTCAACTGAAGCTGGTTTATCAACATTCGGATTGAATTCTTCTATTTCAAAGAAAGTTAAATCTGACTTAAAGAAACTTAATGAAATGATTGTTTCATTAATTGGAGTAAAAGGAAAAGGTAAAGGATATTGGACAGCACACAGAATGTTAAAGTATTGTATGTTCTTCAGATGGTTAGAATCTCAATACCCTAAAAAAGAAATTGTAATAGATTACAAAAAGTTAGTAAATGAATTTGACAAGATTGTTAGTGGTATTAAAGTAAAACATAAACCATACCAACGATATGAAATCAAAAACGGAAAAGTAGTTATTCGTAAAGGAACGGAATCTACTGATGTAGATGCATTAGAATACTCAGCAAATAAGGTATTTGGTGGTGGTACTCGTATTGATGACTATGAATTCATACTCAAACATATAGAATCCAAATTCAATTTAGATTCTTTTGGAATTACTATTGGTGAAGTGAGAACTAAATTTGATGAGGATGATGTACTTACCGCTTGGGCTGAGCAAGATTATAAATGTGCTGGTTGTGGTAAAGAAATTACTAGAGGTGAAATTGAAGCTGACCATATTTTACCTGTTAAGGGTAATGGTAAAACCGATAAGGATAATTTACAAATTCTATGTTCTGATTGTAATGGAGATAAATCATCTGGTATGGATTATGATGATTTAGTTAAGGCTTTGCAAAATAAATCTGGTAGATTAAATGCTGAGCAAATTAAAAAAATAGGAAAATTGTTATCAATCTAATATGAGTACATTCTGGGAAACAACTGTAAACTACCATAACGCAAGAAAAGTATTAGTAATACCAAATATTACTAACTACTCAAATATTGAAAAGGACTCCTTTGTGGATGTCCTTTTCAATCACGTTAATGCCTTAAACAATTATGGTGAATATTTTTGGTATGTGATAATGCCAAAGGGTAATGTATGTGCAAAGCTTAATATGTTAGATAACATTAAGCAAATTGAAGTTCCTATACCAGGTGATATGATGAACCAAAGATGTTTTCCATCTGAAGAATTAGTTGGGGTATTAAAGAATACAGATTATGATATTATCTATTCACATTTGCCTGATTGGAATGTGGTTGGTAGATATAAGAAAACTGTTGATACAAAAATAATTGGGTATTGTCATTGGTGGGAAATGAGTCATTGTAACGGAATTGATAATAGACCTGGTAAAGCAAAAGAACTTTGGCTACCAAATGAAATATTGGGTGTACTACAAATGGATACTTGCTTTATTAATACACAAGACCAAAAGAACAAAGTTATTGAAGAAGCAAAAAAATGGTTTGGCGATGATGTACTAAAGCAATTAGACCAAAAGTTATGTGTTTGGAATTTGGGAGTAATCAAAGATAAAATCATATCAGAACCAAATCCAAATAAGCATAACATAATTGTATTCAATCATAGAACGGCTGGATATAAGAATTATAATAAGTTTGTTGGTTATATGGAAGCTTACAAAAAACATAGGCAAGATTTCAAAGTGTGGGTGCCGCAATATCAAAAGAAAGATAAAATGCTACCTTGGTTTGATATAACAAAATTGGCATCAAAGCAAGAATATTATGAAAAGCTACAATTGTGTAAGGTAGGAATACAACCATTACAAACAAATTATGGATGGAGCGTATCGGCAACGGATTGTATGATGAATGGAACGCCTATGATATTTCATAATTCCGATTGTTATAGAGAAATAGACCCAAATGGTATGTTTTTTAATAACCAAAAAGAATTGTTTGAATTGCTTGATAAGATATTGGATGACGATACTTATAGAAGTGAGAGAGAATTGGCAGCATTAAAAAGAGCAAATGAATTATCAGAAAACGATACAAAAATGTTTTCTGTATTACATAAAAAATTAAGTGAATAGATGTATCAAAACTGCTATTATCAAAGAGAAAAGAATTTAGTGCACATTTGGGATGACAAATTGGGATACCGCACATTCCCATATAGTAGATATGCTTATGAGAAAGCTGATAGAGGTGAGTATGTATCCCTTTATGGTGATAGACTTACTAAGATATGGAAATTCAAAAAAGATGATCCTGAATTATTTGAAAGTGATGTGCCTGAAACAACTAGAGTATTAGTTGATACATATACCGATTCGGATATACCATCAGAAGGACATATTACCTTAACATATGATATTGAGGTTGAAATGGAAACAGGTCTGCCTGATGTTGAGAAAGCAGAGAATGAACTTACAGCGATAGGTTTACATGATGGGGCAACTGACCATTATTGGGTTTTAATTATGGATAAGGCTGGTAAGTTAAGTGAAAGAAAGACGGGTAATCGTACTGTAATTCCATTTAGTGATGAGAGAGATATGATTCTAAAGTATTTGGAATTATATGAGTATATCAATCCAACAATTGTTACGGGATGGAACATTGATTACTTTGATACTCCTTACTTATACAATCGCATTAAAAGATTATTGGGTGCTAAGCACGCTAATAGATTATCTCCAATTGGTGAATGTTTTTGGTCACCATATCGTAAGAGATTTTTTATGGCAGGGGTATCTTATTTGGACTACCTACAATTGTATCGTACATACACATACTCAGAATTAGATAACTACCGATTGGATAATATCTCAATGAAAGAATTGGGACGTGGTAAAATTGAATATAAAGGTAGTTTAGATATTCTATTCAAAGAAGATATTGAAAAGTTTATTGAGTATAACTTAATTGACGTTGACCTGGTAGTTTCGTTAGATAGAAAATTACAATTTATTGATTTGTGTAGAGGTATATGCCATGCCGGTCACGTTCCTTATGAAGATTTTGTTTACTCATCTAAATACTTAGAGGGTGCAATGCTTACTTACCTTAAACGTAAAAATATTGTAGCACCAAACAAACCTGCGGATAGACAAGAACGTATGGAAGCCATTAGAGAGAACAATGAAGAAAAGTTCATTGGAGCTTATGTGAAGGCACCTATTGTTGGTAAGTACGATTGGATTTATGACTTGGATTTGACATCACTATATCCATCAATCATTATGACTGTAAACATCAGTCCTGAAACTAAGATTGGTAAGATTAATGATTGGGATGCACAAAAATTTATGAAGGGTGAGGTGGATATGTACACAATCGGTGATAGACAAATTACAAAAGAAAACTTAAAGAAACTATTTGAAGAAGCTAAATGTTCGGTAGCATCAAATGGTGTATTATATAAAACTGATAAGCCCGGTTGTATCCCTGATATTTTGGATTTATGGTTCAATCAGCGTGTGGAATTCCGTAAGTTAGAAAAAAAGTATGGTGAGGAAGGTGATAAAGACAAGTATGCTTTCTATAAGAAAAGACAGCTTGTACAAAAAATCTTATTGAACTCTTTATATGGAGTATTGGGATTACCTGCTTTCCGATTCTATGATGTGGATAACGCTGAGGCTGTAACACTAACAGGTCAGACCGTAATTAAATCAACTGCGGATATGGCTAATATTAAATACAACAAAGAATTAGGAACAAAAGGCGGTGATTACAACATCTACATTGATACTGATTCGGTATTCTTTTCAGCAGTTCCTATTTTAGACCATAGATTCCCTGATTGGAAAACAAAAGAAGATAAAGAAATTGCACTATTAGTAGATAGTATTGCCGGTGAAACGCAAGATTTCTTAAATAATTTTTATGATGTATTAGCTGAAAAGATATTCAATGTAGCGAAAGAAAAACACCGATTCCAAATTAAAAAAGAGTTTGTATCTCGAAGTGGTATATGGATTGCTAAGAAAAGATACGCTCAATGGATTATTGCAGAGAATGGTATTCCAATGGATAGATTAGATGTTAAGGGATTGGACGTAGTACGTTCATCATATCCGGCTGAGTTTCGTAAGTTTATGGGTGAGGTACTCATTCAAATTCTAAAAGGTGATAATGAAGAAATATTAACAGATAAAATACAGGCTTTCAAAAAAGCATTAGTAACGATGGATGTTACTTCAATAGCTAAAAACTCCGCTGTAAAGGAATTATCTAAATACCTACCAAAAAAGAAAGACCAAACAGCGATGTTCCAATTTGCATCAGCAACTCCTGCGCATGTTAAGGCAGCAATTGCACATAATCAATTATTGGTACACTTTAAATGTCCATCTAAATACGAACCAATGAAAGATGGTGATAAGATTAAGTGGGTATATCTAAAACAAAACCCATATGGATTGGAAGGACTTGGATTTAAAGGATATAACGATGCACCTGAAATTATGGAATTGGTAAATCAATATATTGATTATGATAAAATCTTTGAAAGGGAGTTATTGAAGAAGTTAGAGGACTTCTATGGAGCATTGGGATGGGGTGAGGTATTATCCGCTGCAAAAACAGCTGAGAAATTCTTTGCATTTTAATTTGGTATATTCAAAATAAATTCGTATATTTGTATTTCTAAACATTAAACTATAAAAAGTATATTATGAACAAAAGTAAATTTGATGGTTTTATCAATCGTTACAACCTCGGTGGTGAGATTGAATCAGTTATGATTAAAGCTGATGATAAAAACCTTTCGGTAAGAATGATTTCAGATGACAAAACCTTATTGGGTGATGTTACTGTAGCAGAGAAAGATTTTCCAAATGGTGAATTTGGTATCTATACTACATCACAATTAAAAGGATTGTTGAGTGTATTGGATGAAGCTATTTCAGTTGAAGAAGTAACTGGAGCAGTTAAGTTCTCTGATAAAGGAACTAAGGTACAATATATGTTGGCAGCACCATCGGTGATTCCTGCAGTACCTGATTTAAAACAACTTCCACCATTTAATGCAGAAGTAACTTTGAATGATGACTTTATAAATAAGTTCATCAAATCAAAAGGTGCATTGGCTGATGCCGATACTTTTACATTTACTGTAAAAGATAAAAAAGCAGAAATCATTTTGGGTTATTCTTCAATCAACTCAAACCGAATTTCAATCGCTGTAGAAACAACAGCAAAAGAAGATATTGAACCAATCGCTTTCTCAGCAAAATATTTGAAAGCAATTTTAACTGCTAATAAAGGTTCTAAATCATCTTCATTAAAAATCTCATCTAAAGGATTAGCACACGCATCTTTTACCGATGGTGATTACACTTCAAACTATTACTTAGTAGAAATTAAATAATCATTATGAGCTTTTGGGATACTGAACCACAAAAACCTGTCTTTGACTTTGAAACCGAAAAGGTAAAGTTAAAAGAAAATATGGACTATCTAATGACGATGTCTGTGCAAGAACAAACACTATACAAAAAGTGGGTGGAGTTGCAAGAACCGTCAATGATTCAGGCTAAAGCCCAAATAGCATCTTATTATGACTCTCAATGGAAACCAACTAATATCAATGATAAGGAGCTAACGATAAAAGAAATTGAATCGTTAGACCCTTACGTTGAGATTGTGGAAGATGCCAAAGAATCTACTAAGTGGGCAGCGGTAAGACGTATGATTCACACAATGGATTTTACAGCAAACCCTGGTCGTAATGTGAAGATTAATGTAAAGGATAGAACCAGTGGTAAACTATTAGGACAAATATCATTAGCATCGGATGTAACCGCATTGGGTGTAAGAGATAATTATATTGGTTGGACAAAAGAAGATAAATTTCAAAAAGGTAAATTGAATTGTACAACAATTGCTTCCACTATTGTATGTACTCAACCATTGGGGTATAACTTCTTAGGTGGTAAGTTAATCGCTATGATGACTACTGTTCCTGAAGTTAGAAATTATTGGAAAACAAAATATGATAATGTACTTATAGCAGTAGGTACAACTTCTCTTTACGGAATACATTCCCAATACAATGGTATTCCTTTATTCAAAACTTTAGGTGAATCAGCTGGTAAGATTAGTATTAAGCCGGATGATAAGTATTATGACCCTTGGCATCAATGGTTAAAAGAAAATCGTGCAGATTGGTATAGAGATAACATCACCGAAGAAAGGGCTCGTAATGGTGCTAATATGGGATATGAAGCTAACGGACCTGTTAGTGGTATCAAACAAAAGATATTAGGGCAAATCTTTAAAGAGTGTGGTATTAAGGCAACTGAATATCACCACGGATTTAAAAGAGGGGTTTATATGGCTATGATGTATGAGAATGGTACGGATTTCCTTTGTGATAGAATTAGTGAAGACCAATTAATCCTTAAAGATAAATTTAAGCAAGGTGTGGATTACATTAACAAATGGTGGAAGAAACACGCTATAAGTAGATATACAAAACTGCATGAAGAAGGCAGATTAAAACCTGAACACTTATTTTACATAGATGCTATTGGTATGAGTTGGGAAGAAATGAAGCAAAAGTATTTAGGAGAAGTAGGAAGATAAAAACAAACAATATGGCAAAAAGCAAAAAAACAAAAAAAGAAACTGTATTAACTATTGATACAAATAGAGATGGTTCTTTAACAAAACAATCTGAACCAATCGTACTAACACAAAAGAAGTATGAAGAATGCGAATGGTGTTTTCAGTTCGATGAAGATGAACCACAAATATTTGCGTGGACAGATGATGAAATGAATAAAAATGAAGACCCAAAAGTAATTTTTACAATTACTAATGTTGAAAATTCATACATTACTTTTCAAAATGGACAAAGTGGTAAATTATTTAAAATATTTGCTAGAGAACTTACCAATGAAGGTAGAGAAATGAGAGAAAAACAAAGAGAAGCAATTAAAAACTTACAAAATGGAAGTGAAAATAAAGAAACTCAATCCTAATGCAATAATTCCAACATACGCCAAACCTGGTGATGGTGGAATGGATTTAGTAGCAACATCAATTATATCAGATACGCCTGAACAAATTACATATGGTATGGGTATTGCATTAGAAATACCTGAAGGATTTGTGGGATTGATATTTCCTCGTTCATCAGTTAGAAAGACTGGTTTACAATTGAGTAATTCAGTTGGAGTATGTGATAGCGGATATAGAGGTGAATTACAAGCTACATTTAATAAAATATTTGGTGGAGAAAGAATGTATGATGAGATGAAAGTTAAAGAAATCCAACCAAATGATTTTTACAAAGTAGGTGATAGAATTGCACAAATTATGATTATACCTTACCCACCAATTGAATTTGTAGAGGCAGATGAATTATCAAATACCGAAAGAGGTGAAGGTGGATTTGGTTCAACTGGAAAATAAAATAAAATTATGTTTGAATATCAGCAAGAAGAAAACAATCACTCTTTATGGGTGGAAAAATATAGACCTAATAAATTAGAAGATTATGTAGGTAATGAGCACCTAAAAGAAAAGGTTGCTGGGTATTTAGAAAGTGGAGATGTACCACATTTATTACTATATGGTAGAGCGGGTACTGGTAAAACTACATTGGCAAAGTTAATTGTAAATTCATTAGATTGTGATTATATTATCATCAACGCATCAGATGAAAACAACGTTGATACCGTTAGAACTAAAGTAAAGAATTTTGCTTCTTCGATGGGATTCAAACCATATAAGATTATTATAATGGATGAGTTTGATTATATGTCACAAAACGCTCAGGCCATTCTTCGTAACTTAATGGAAACATTTAGTAAGCATTGCCGATTCATTTTGACTTGTAACTATGTAGAGAAAGTAATCGAACCAATTCAAAGTAGATGCCAATCATTTCAGATTATACCGCCAACTAAAAAAGACGTAGCAATTCAAATTAGTAAAATTTTGAAATCGGAAAGTATTGAATTTGATGTGAAGGATTTAGTTCCAATCATTGATTCATCTTATCCTGATATTCGTAAAGTTATCAATACTTGTCAATTAAATTCACATAAAGGTAAATTGAAAGTAGATGTTCAAAATCTATTAGAAAATGATTATAAATTAAAAATTGTTGATATATTAAAATCTAAAGATGATAACCGAAACAAATATATGAAAGTTAGACAAGCTTTGATTGATAGTAAAGCAACGGATTTTTCAGAATTATATACAGTCCTTTATGATAAGGTAGAAGAATATGCTGGAGATAATACTTCTGGTGTTATCTTATTATTGGGTGATGGTGTAACAAAATCTGCGGTAGCAATTGATAAAGAAATTATTGCAGCTGCAACCTTAATAGAAATTTTAAAATTAATATAATATGGCAAACATTATTGGGCAAGGAGAACTTCCACAACAACCACAACCAAAGGTAGATATATCAGCATCAGTTCCTGTATTTTGTGAATGTGGTGGTAAAACATTTTTACCAGCTATAAAGATGAGAAAATTATCTAAGTTAGCTTATGGTGGTGACCAGGATATGATGATACCTTTTGAGGTATATCTTTGTGGTGATTGTGGAGCAGAGCAAGAACTTATGAAACCTGTGCAATTAAGAGCATTAGAACAAAAAGATAAATTAACCGCAGCGGAAACTCGCTCATTAGATTTAGATATTACAAATGGCTAAAAGTTTATTTGACCATCTTAACGCAATAACTCAACACAAAGACCCAAAGTATTGGGATAAGCTTGATGAGAGTGATAAAAAGACATGGAGTAACTATATGATACTCCGTTTTCTTTCTATGAATCCTGATTGGATAACTACAATTGCAGATATACAACCATATTTACAAGAAGCTCCACCAAAAGCAATGTATCTTGCTTTAATAGGATTGATTCCAAAACAAAGAGCATTTTTGAAATATATGAAACCAGCTTCAGCTGATAAGTATGAAGGTTGGGTTATTGAATTGGTAGCTAGAAAATATGAAGTATCTTTGGGTGAGGCAGAAGAATATGTACATATATTATATCAGACAAACAATGGTAAACAACATATTAAAGAAATATGTGAGATGTATGGTACTGACCCTAAACAAATTACAAAGCTAAAATTGAAGATTTAGTTTTGGTATTATCAACTATTTTTCGTATCTTTACATTATGGCAAAAGTATCATTTTCGCAGTACTCAATGTGGAGTAGCTGCCCGCAACAATATAAGTTAAATTATATAGATAAATTAGGTGAAAGTTCTGGTAACATTCACACTATCTTTGGTAGTTCAATGCACGAAACTATCCAACACTATCTTTCAGTAATGTATGGTGTATCCAAAAAGCAAGCCGATGAGATTGATTTGGATAAATTATTATTAGATAGATTAAAAGAAAACTTCAAAAAAGAAAAAGAAGCTCTTAGTGAAGGTGTTCCTTGTGAGCAAATTGAATTAGAAGAATTCTATGGTGATGGTAGAAGAATATTAGAGTGGTTAAAAAAGAATCTTAATAAGTTTTATTCTAAATCAGGATTTGAATTAGTTGGTATTGAAATTCCATTGAATGCTAAAATAAAAGAAGGTGTCCATTTTATTGGATTCATTGATATTGTACTTAGAGATTTGGCAGAGAATTCAATTATCATTATTGACCTTAAAACATCAACAATGGGTTGGAATCAATATCAAAAGGCGGATAAGTTCAAAAACGCACAAATCCTTTTGTATAAAAAATATTATTCAGAATTATTTAATATTCCACTTTCTAAAATTAGAGTAGAATATCAAATTATGAGAAGGAAGTTGCCTGAAGATTCAGCATTTCCAGTTCCTTATATATCAAAGCACGCTCCATCGCATGGTGCACCATCTGTTACCAAAGCACATGATGAATTTATGGAATTTATAAATACTGTGTTTAATGATGATGGTACATTCAAAGATATTCAATTTCCAAAAGTACCTGGTCAGAATAAAAAGAATTGTAAATGGTGCGAATTTTTAGGAAAGCATTGTGATGGAAAAGCTTCTTAAAAAAAGTTCTTTAAAATTTATTGTTTTTTCTTTTTGTAATATACTTATATATACAAATATATAAACAAAATTACAATGAATCAAGAAAACACAAAACTTACTACTGTGAAAATCTTGAAAGATGTTTACTCATCATTTAAAAAAGTATCTTTTGATTCCGATGTTACCCTTCAAAAGTTGGTAAATAGAACTGTTGAAAGATATGTTAAAGATGAAGAATTCCGTAAAGAAATGAATGAGTATTTACAATTACAAATTTCAGGTTCACAATTTTAAAATTAGTTATGGCAAAGAAAAAAATATTGTTACTTTCAGATGATTTAAGAATGGCGAGTGGTATCGCTACAATGTCCAAAGAATTAGTATTAGGGACAGTTCACAAATACGATTGGTTTCAGGTAGGTGCAGCAATTAACCACCCAGAGCAAGGTAGAGTATTAGATGTAAGCGAAGATATTCAAAAGAATTATGGAATCGCAGATGCTAGTGTAAAGATTTTACCTTGGAATGGATATGGTAACGCTGATTTAATTAGACAACTAATTAACGCAGAACAACCTGATGCTATCTTACACTTTACTGACCCTCGTTATTGGACATGGTTGTATGATATCGAACATGAAATAAGACAAAATATTCCACTTTTATTCTACGCAATTTGGGATGATTTACCAGACCCAATGTACAATCGTAATTACTATGAAAGTTGTGATTGGATTGGATGTATTTCAAGACAAACATATGGTATCATTAGTAGAATAGGTCAAAGAAACGATAAACCAACTTGGAAAACAAAAGCTCCATGGCAAGTAAGTTATGTACCACATGGTATTAATACTGATATCTACAAACCAGAAGATGTACCAACTGAATATCGTAAAGAAATTTTAGGTGGTAAGGAATACGATTTTGTTCTTTATTGGAGCAATCGTAATATCAGAAGAAAGCAACCAGCAGACGTTATTGTAGCTTTCCAAAAGTTTTGTGATAAGATTGGTAAAGAAAAGGCAGATAAATGTGTATTAGTAATGCACACACAACCTGTTGATGAAAATGGTACTGACTTGCCTGCAGTAATTGAAGCAGTAGCACCTAACTGTAATATCATATTTTCAGAAAAGAGAAGATTACAGCATGAATTAAATTGGAACTATAATATAGCAGATGTAACAATCAACATAGCTAACAACGAAGGATTCGGATTAGCAACTGCAGAATCGGTAATGGCTGGAACTCCAATCATTGTAAACGTAACTGGTGGATTGCAAGACCAATGTGGATTTAAAGTTGAAGGTAACGTACTTACAGCTGATGATTATATTAAGATTGGTTCTTTACATGAATGGAGAAAATGGGAAGGTAAAGCAGAACCTGGTCCTTGGGCTACACCTGTTTGGAGTAGAGCATTAGCATTAGCAGGTTCAGTACCTACACCTTATATTTGGGATGATAGAGTTGATATTGAAGATGTTGCTGAAGCAATTCTTAAAGTATATAACACACCAAAAGAACAAAGAAAAGCAAACGCTTTAATTGGTAGAGAGCATTTTATCAATGAAGCTGGACTATCACATACAAATATGTGCCAAACTTTAATTGACGGAATTGAATCAACATTTGAAAATTGGAAACCTCGCCAAAGATTTGAGGTATTTAAAGTTAAATAAGTTATAGTATATGAATAAACCAACATTAGTATTTCAGGGACCTATTTTTACTAGAAGCGGATATGGTGACCATTGTAGAGATTTGATGAAATCGCTTCGTAAGATGGATAAGTACGATATAAAGATTATTCCACTTCGTTGGGGTAATACTCCGCAAAACCAAGTTAGTAATCAAGATGAATTTGGGGCTTGGATGTTGGAAAGAGTTATTGGTGAGATTGGAGAGAAGCCTGATGTATTTATGCAGGTTTCGGTGGCAAATGAATTTGAACCAAAAGGTCATTATAATATTGGTATAACTGCTGGAGTTGAAACAACAATAGCACCAAAAGATTTTATTGACGGTTCTAATAAAATGAATCTTATTATTGTACCTTCTGAATTTACAAAGGGTAACTTAGGTGGAACTGTATATCAACAAAAAGACCAAACAACTGGACAAATTGTTGGTGAGATAAAAACAAACACTCCTATTGAAGTTTTATTTGAAGGTGTTGATACTGAAATATTTTCCAAAGGAACTAATAAATCTATTTTAGATAATGTAAAAGAAGATTTTTGTTTTTTAATAGTTGGACATTGGTTAAAGGGTTCATTGGGACAAGATAGAAAAGATATTGGTATGGCAATTAAAACATTTGCTACGGTATTCCAATACTTACCAAAAGAAAAAAGACCAGCTTTATTAGTTAAAACATCACATGCCGGCTTTAGTGTAATTGATAGAGAAGAAACTCGTAGAAAAATTGATGAAGTATTAAAAACGTTTGGTGATAAGTGTCCATCTGTATATTTGATACATGGTGATTTGGAAGAAACTGATATGGCATCTTTATACCATCATCCTAAAGTTAAAGCAATGATTTCATTTGCTAAAGGTGAAGGATATGGTAGACCAATGGCTGAATTTACTTTGACAGGTAAACCAATTATAGCTAGTGGGTGGAGCGGACATATGGATTTCTTACCAGCAGAACATGCGGTATTATTAGAAGGACAACTTACTCAAATTGATGAATCTGCAGCAGACCAATTTTGTATGAAAGAAGCACAATGGTTTACTGTAAACTATTCAAATGCAGCAAATAAAATTTATGATGTATATAACAAATATAATTCATATTTAGAAAAATCGGCTGGATTAAAAGAAAATACTTTGAAAAACTTTACTTTGGAAAAAATGCATGATAAGTTTACTCAAATTTTAGATACTTATGTAAAAGCAGCACCTAAATTAGTTCCATTTAATATACCAAAGGTGAATAGCTCAAAAATGCAAATTCCAAAATTAAATAAAGTTGATTAATGGCATTTACTCAACAATATAAAAAATTATTTATTTCAGAAAGTTCAGTAGGAAAAACTCTTATTTTACCAAAAGAAATATACAGAATTAATTCTTACAAATATACAGATGGTACTACCAAAAGTTTTAATGGAGTTGAAACTGCTTTAATATTTTGTACGGGAGTTTATGATAAAAAGCTTGTTGGTGTAAAAATAACAAATATCAATCCTACTAAATTTTTAAACTTCTTAAAAAGTATATTAAAAAAAGGTTTAAAAGAAGAACAATTTGATAAAGCAGAAAGTTTGTTTGAACTCTGCATAAATTCAGACAAATATGGTAAAACTCTTTTTAATACCTATTTGAGAAATAAACAAGAAATACTTACCGCACAAAACGAATCAACATATAGAACTTATAATATATTGGGTATAAAATCAATAGAAAAATTAAAATTTGACCCAAAAGTTCTAAAAAAAGCATATGGTTTCAAAATAAAACCGGACAACGTAACTACCGAATCTAAGTAGAATAATCCTAAATCTGATTAGTCTTATATTTACTTGTGTAACAATTCGAATTATACAAGGTAATATAAAATGGCAATAACTAAAAGACTCATAAAGGGCTCTCCCCTTACCGCAAACGAAATGGATGCAAACCTTACGGTGTTAGAAGAAACATCGGGTTCGTTTACCGCATTAATGACTGGTTCATTTTTAGCAGTTTCTGCTTCTGTAGCTAATTTATCTACATTACAAGGTACATTAAGTGGACAATTTACCGGAAGTGCATTGATTTCTGGTAGTTTAAAATTCACATCGGCATCATTAGAGTATGATACATTAACAGATAAATTTTTAGCATACAATCCATCAACAAACACAGTTGGATGGAGATTTACAACCGGTATAGTTGGTACAAATGGTACATCCGGTGTATCTGGCACATCCGGTGTAAACGGTACATCCGGTGTAAACGGTACATCTGGTGTAAACGGCACAAGTGGCGTAAATGGTACATCGGGGTTAAGTGGCACAAGTGGGGTGAGTGGTACGAGCGGATTAAGCGGCACAAGCGGAGTAAGTGGTACATCTGGTCTTGATGGTACGTTAGCGGGAGTAGAATTAGTTCCTAGAATACAACAAGCAACATCATCATTACAATCTTTTTCAGCATCAATAAACCTTCATACTGGTTCTATATTATCATTTACAGCATCAGCTGTAACTATTTTTTCTATGATAGGAACTGTAACTAGTTCTTATAATACAACATTTAATTCAATTGATGCTCATATACTTAAACAGGCTCAACAAACAGGTTCTCAAGATTTGGTTAATAGAGCAATATCAACTGTAACTGGTTCTATCAATCTTGCAACATCTTCATTGAATACATTTACTGGTTCAATAAGAGCCGAAATAAATGGTATAGAATCATACACAGCATCATTGAAAGCAGCAGCTTTAATATCTGGAGCAGCACAAATTACCGCATTGGGATTTGGTGCAGGTGGTGCAGGTGGTTCATCATTCCCTTATACTGGTTCTGCTATTATTAGTGGTTCATTACAAGTAACTGGTTCAACTTATCATCAAGGATTAATTTACGCAAGTGGTATTGTTAGTGGAGCATCTGGTTTAGCAACTTCTGGACCTTTAACTGCATCACTAAGAGAAGGATATGTTTGGGTAGGTGGCGGTGGAGCTACTAACACTGTTCAAATTGCAACATCATCTTTAGGTGGTGGCGGTGGAGCAGCATCATTATCAGTAGTTAGAGGTGCTACAACTATTACTTCTGTTGATTTACTTAATTTTAGTGATAAATTTACTATTTCTAATTTAGGAAGTGGTGATGTATCAATTGATTTAGCTGCTGGTGCAGGCGGTAATGGAACATCAGGTACAAGCGGCACTTCTGGATTGCCTGGTACAAGTGGTACATCTGGAGCTGGTACAAGTGGTACATCGGGTTCATCTGGAAGTAGTGTTCCTGGTACATCGGGTTCTTCTGGTACATCTGCAATAGGTTCTTCTGGTACATCGGGCTCTCCTGGTGTAAGTGGTACATCCGGTTCATCGGGAACTTCTGGCGGTTCAAATGGTTCTGCTGGTTCATCTGGTACATCTGGGGTTACTCAACAAATAGGGGTTAGAGATGGTGGTGGTATCACTGCTGTATATGGTGTTACTGATATTTCATTTAGTGGAAGTGTTACACTCACTCCTTCTGGTTCAAACGGTGTAATAGTATCATTAACGGGCGGTAATGCATCATCATTCTCATCAGCATCTTATATTGGTTGGATAACAGGTTCTCAACAAATGATTGAAGCAGGTTTTGTACAATCATCTTCTGGTATATTCAAAGATTTTATTGTATCTCAATCAATGGTTAGAGATTGGAGTGTTGTAAATAATGGTAACAGTGGATATGTATTTACTCCTTCAAATGACCCAACATTAGAAAGAGGTGAAGATGTTGATTTGTGGGTTTATCATGGTGATACTATTATATTCAATGTAAACGCAGCATCACATCCATTCTACATAAAAACTTCAGTTACAACGGGAACTGGAAATACTGTAAGTGGTGTTAATAATAATGGAGCAACTGCTGGAACTGTAACATATAATACTTCTGGTTCAATACCTGGTACAACAATTTATTATTGTAGTTCAAATAATACGGCACTTAGTGGACCTATCTATATTAAAGATAGACAAAGAAGAACTCAATTTAAAGATGGTAGAATAGTTCATTCTGGTTCTATGTGGGTTGATGGTGGAATGGTTTTATCTGGTTCAATTTGGTTGACCGGTTCAATATATCAAAATGGAGTTCCATTTGTAGGTGGTGGTGGTTCAAGTGTATTTGCACAAACTGGTTCATACTATTCTGCGCAAGGTGACTTATATGTAACTGGTTCATTTAGAGTTAGTGGTTCAATTACAGCATCTGCTATAACTGTAACTTCTCCTGGCACTCCTGAAATTTACTCAGCAACTAATATTAATTTGAATGCTGGAAACGCTGTAGTAATAACTTCATCATCTTTAAGATTAGCAAGTTTTACAGATGGACAAACTTCAAGTTTAGCACCTGCAAATGGTGATAT